TGCTTTGTTCCATCTTTTGATTTGTGCTGGTACGCCGTTCATGTCGCTTAGATTTACTACTTTCAGTAAAGTTGAAGCTCTAAGGTTGCCTGCACCTAGGTTGAATACCCAAGAAACTAGGGCATCAAATTGATTTTGATTTAATGGAACCATAACTAAACTATTGATATAGCCTTCGTATTCTTCCATTTCGTGTTGAAGCATAGACTCTGCTTCTGACTGAGTTATTGTTTGTCCTTCGTATACATCTTTGATATGACCATATCCTATAGTCCATACACCTGCTGCACACTTGTAAGCTGTTAACTCACAGCCTTCAAATTTTTTAATAAGGGCTAAGCCCTCGTTTGAAATCTTCATATTGTAAAACTTTCTCCGCACCCACACTCTGCTGTAGCAGAAGGGGTTGTAATTAAGAACATCTCCTGTAATCCGTCTTCTGTATAATCAATATTTATATCTTCTACAAAAGATAATGTCATTGGGTCGACTGCTATTTTATTATAAAATATATCGTCGCCATCACTAGGACAGTCCTCGTATTTTAATTCCCACTCCCAACCGCCACAGCCGCCGGGTTTCATTAGTAACCTCACGCCCCACACTTGGTGCGAGGCGATTCGGTCGTTTATTTTTTCTAAAGCATTAGAACTTACAGTAATCATAAGCCTCCCTCTAATCGTCTTCGGCTTATAATTTATAAATTCCATACTTGACACTCCATACTTTAGACGAGAGGCATCATAGCGAGTATTGTTGCTGAAACTATACCTAATAGGCATAGTGTTTCTGCTACTTCGCAAAATGTTCCCTCGTTGCAAATACTTTGTCTTAGTTTAAGAACTATTGTTCTCATGTTATTCTCCTAGAGGATATCTAATATCTTCCTTTCTGAATTCGGAGTTCTAGACAAAGCGATTGTCAATAAGCCATTTGCTTTTTCGACACTGTCTACTTTTAAATCAGCGTTAAGTATAAACTTACGCTCAAAAGATTTAAGACTGAGTCCTTGATGTACGAACTGTTCGTTTTCACCAAGTTTTCTTTCCTTATTTCCCTTAACTAGTAGTGTTTCATTTTCATGAACCACCTCTAATTCTTTTTTACCCCAGCCAGGTACTGCAACCTCTATTCGATAGTTCCCTTCCTGTCTGTTTTCGACTATGTTATATCTTGGATATGATGTATCCGTGTTGTTCACAAGCCACTGGTTATCCATACCAAGCCAAAATTTACTAATATCAATCGTCATATAATTCTCCTAATATCACTTTCGTTAATACTTGCCAACCCTTTCGGAATTGACCCAAATGTAAGCAGACCTATTCTGCCTACTAGTATTATTATATCAAAAGTGACACCTAAAGTCAAGAAATATTTTCGGGAGTGTCCTCGAATTCCAACAATCCCTCTTGCTCTAGGTAGTCTATTGTCTTTTCAATTCCTTCTTTCTTGCCTATAGCCCAGCTAGTATATCCACAGCCTACTAGTATTATTAGTGAGTATATTACTTCTATCTCCGTCATATTTATGTCCTTTAAAAATTTTTTATTACATATATTATATAAGAATTATAACCACAAGTCAAGATAAATTCAAACCTATGCTAAAAATAATACTTGACTTTTATACTTATATTTGATATAATTACAGTATGAAAATGTATAAGAGTAATCGATGGACAGCGCCAGAGCGACAGCTTCTGAAAGACTTTTACAACATTAAACCAATAGAACAACTCGCAGAAACACTTCAAAGAAGTACTACTGCAATCACATCACAAGTCAACTACCTAAGAAAGCGTGGTTGGACATTTCACAGGAGAGGAATTGAAAGTACTAGTAAATAATAATCAAGTCGAGAAGGCTATAAGAATTCTACGCAGAAAAGTGGATAACAATGGCACTATCTTAAGATTAAGAGAACTTCAATTCTATGAGAAACCAGCACAGAAGAAGCAAAGACTTAAAAATGCTGCAATTCGTCGACAACAGAAGATTACAAACGAGTATAAAAACTTCACAGTTAGAAACACTCGAGACCGTAGACGCTCTAAATAACACTAAAATCCAACTCAATTTCAAAAATTAAATTATTTTCACATTAATTCAACGGAAAGCTATACTTAAAAACATACTCCTACGAAAAACAAAACTTGCATTTTTGGTAAACTCATGGTATAATAATAACATATTGTATGAATACTAAGGCAATCACCAATTATCAATATTCTTGATACTCTTGCTTATCATGAGATTACATCTCGTTGAGCTCGTCGCATAAGCGTAAGAGCTCACCTTGTGATTTTTATGATAGTAGCAAGAAGGTTATGATTTAAAGTGCCAACTCACATACACTATGTAAATCAACTAAATCATAATCGTTTTCTTCTTATTCCTTCCAATTTGCTATAACTTCGTCAATTATTTGACTAATTTCTCCCAACTCAAAATATTTTTTAAGTAGTTTTATTACTGCTTTTATGGGTTTATATGAAAGTTATATGGGATAAGGGTAAAGTTTCCACTAGTTTAGGACACCCGCCCGTATGAGGGCACTCTAGAGATTAGAGCACCCGCTGTGGTTTTAGTCTTCTTGGACTATTCTGATATTTCGGACTTCTGTAGTGAATACAAAGTCGCCGTCTCTTAGAGTTACACCCAGTTCGTTTCTCAACTCAGGTACTGGTCTTGGATGAGTAGCTACTTCGAAATACTCTCCATACTCTGTTATAATTTTTCTGAGTTTATCATTCTTAGGGAATATTCTAGCATACCTTTTATGACTCCAGCCCATTATACTGCCTCCTTAAATTCAATAAACAAACCTGAATGTCCTTCAGGTCTTTCCCAGCTCTCCTGAGCATTGTGAACTCCCTCTCGAATTGTTACTACTAGAGCTGTTATGTCAGCTTTAGGACTCTTCTCCAGTCCACTAATTCTATCGTAATCTAACTCTAGATAATCTGCTAGTTCTTGTACTAACTCTTTCTTGGTGATAGGTGTATCACCTGTTTTAGTTTTGTATACAGTTTTCTTGTATACGCCTTCTCTACTTAGTTTCCCTATGATAGATTTTATACTCTTGTTTAGTTGCTCAGCTAGTTTTTCTACTGTTTCTCTATTAGGTTCTTTGGTATATTCTTCTACCATTAGGTCTACATCTTCTTGGGTGTAATTAACACTCATACTATCTCTCCTAATTTACTAGCTGTATCATCAGCTTCTTGTTCTTTTATAATTTGTACTACTTCCTGTAGTGTCAAACTCCATATTTTAGCTAGGTTTTTAACTGCCACATGCTTGGGAGTCTCTTTAGCCAATTCTTGTTCATAGTCTAGCATTACACTATGGGATATACTTTCACTTACCAGCATGAGCCCTCCCATAGTCGTCCATAACTTCTTCTATACTATTAGACTTCTGTACTATATCTATTTTACCTTCACTTAGTTTGTGTACTGCACCATTATTATAGTACACAAAATAGCCCATGCCATAACCTAAGTCTCCTACATCACCTTTACACACATAGTGTTGTGCTATTTTATTACCCCAATCTTCTGAAGCAATATAAAGTCGTCGTTTTGCTACTAAATCTGAATACTCTGTCATTTGAAGTTCGCCCATAGTACCCATAGACCAAAACCACTAGTTACAAAGCCTATTAAAGCAAAGAAGTTTATAATCATATCTATCATATGTCACCGTCCTGTCTGATTTCAGACTTAATTACTTCAAAACCGTTAGGATATCTCTGTTCTAACTTTTTGATATTCTCGTCCATCACCTCATTAGGAGTAAAACCTAATGCAGTACAGCCCTGTATCCAGTACCATAACACATCTCCTAACTCTCTTTTCATGTGAAAAACTTCATCGTTTGTGAACTGTTTATCTGACTGAAACAGCTTTTTCTTTACTACTTCGGCAAACTCTCCACTCTCAGCCATCATACCGATAACTGATGTTAGCAATGTTGCCATGTGTATTTCAGCTTCTCTTTCTACTGTACCATCAGACTTGTGTGTTACAGAAGTATTACCTTCTAACTTCAGTATTCTACTAGAAAGTCCCAAAGTATTCTTACTTGCATCTGATGTGGTAGACTCTACAAATTTTTGATATGCGTCAAACTTGTGCATTGAAAGCCTCCTCGGTTTGTAATATCAGTTCTGCACTGCTTATCACTTTGCCATTGTCTAAAGACACGACCATCTCTCCACAGTTACGGGATACATGTCCTTGCCATCTAGGTGTGGTATCGCTTGGATACTCTATCTTTGTTATTACAGAGTCATTTGCTTTCATACCGATAGCGTAATGCCTGTAATGTCTTGGTCGACCCCACGGGTCTATATTTAATTTAGCCATCTCTACTCCTTTGTTTCTTGGTCTAATAATTTTGTTAATCTTTTTAATAGGTTATCGTATTCGGACTTTAACTCTATTAAGTCTTGGTTGAGGCAGTCTAATTGATTTAGTACTGTCTCCATGTCTTCATCAACAAGAAGGAGATGTCTTTGTAACATCTCTATCTCTGCCTGTCGGTGTTTGCTTCCTATTCTTTGTCTTGGGTTAGGAAATTGTATCACATTATTACTCATCTTCTTGGATATTGGTTATCTGCGAAGATGAATAATAGGAACATTGCCACTAGTATGAGAACTGTTATGTCCACTATACTTGGTCTACCCAGACTATTTCGATACCTCTACGAACTAATTCGTTTAAGCACTTCTGTCTAATTTTAGGTTTAGCGTTGTACTTGTTAATGTACTCAAAAAGTTCTGCTTTTGGTGTTTGCTTCATGTAGTAGTGCTTGTACTTTTTGATTGGAGTGTGAGTTGACATTCTTTGTCCTCTAACTCGATTTACTACTACTTCACTTGGTTTGAATTTTGCTGGCATTGTGCCCTCCTTAAAATAATTCTAGTTGTCTTTGCTTCATAAAGTCTTCTACTTTATCAAACTCTTTTGTTTCGCTGTTCCAGAGATTTCCTCTAGTCCATTTTTCTCTTTTCGCTTTTATACTATCATGTATTCTAGCTTGTAGTGCTGACACTACATAGTCATAAGATACATCATATACATCTTGTAGTCCTGCGTAACTTAAGTCCACTCTGTTGTAGGCATTTTTTAATGCTTCCGTCATAATGCTTTCACTTACATCTTCTACATCACATATGAAGTCGTCATGGTCAATGTCAAATGCATTCCAGTATGAGAACTGCTCTCTTAACTCTTGTGTATCTACTACTAGAAATACTACTGCATGATTATCTTCTTCCCATCTTCCGAGGTCTGTCCACATATCTGCCATTATCTTCCTCTCCCTGCCATTTTCTTCTCTACTTTGCGAGCTGCTGGCATTGATACTGCTTTGGTGAATACTTTTTGTTCTACTTCTGCTTTTGCTTTTGCTGTTAAGAAGTCTGGACCAATCCATAAGCCTACTGCTTTGCGTCTGGTCAATTCTTTTCTGATGTCCGCACCTATGCTTCCTTGCTCATCTTTTCTAGCAAGTAGGTCGACTGTGTTTGTTTGTGTGAATGTTAAATTCAT